AGTCAGCCATATCTAATACTTTAACTTGGTTCATATCGTTCAACAAACCTGTTGCGAAGTGAAGGTTAGAAGTGGTAGTAGCAATACCTGTGTTATCAGCTAATCCGTTAGCCATAAATACTGGTAAACCATCGAAAGAAAGACTTCCGTTTGTGTACCATTGTGTACCTTGATTGTTAGTACCATTAGCACCTAATCCTGAAGCACCGAATCCACCTAAAGCACGAATGTATGCTTTAACGATGTTTTGAGAAAGGTACAATTTCAAGTCAGGTTGACCGTACAAACGTGAAGGAATAGCATCAACGATAGAACCGATTTGAGCAACAACGTTAGCAGCAGTAACTGTTGTACCTGCAACTTCTTGTGCAGATGGTAAAGCAGCGTCTGTAGTCAATTGTGTCATGATACCTGCGAACTGACCTGCAGTAGCGTTAACTCCTGTCCAAATTGTTGTTTCCATTGCAGAAGATACTTTGTTTGCAACATATCCGATAAGGTAATCAGAGAAAGATTTAGGAAGTACATCAAATGCAGAATATCCCATCTCAGCAGCTTGCCAAGTTGAATGGAAATCTTTTTTACACAATTGTAAATTAACTTGGAACTCCTCAGGTTGAAGAACTTTCTCAGTCAATGTCAATGTAGATGTAGCACTGAAATCACAAGTTGCGTCTTTAACGACTGCATCACTTCCGATTTTTTGAATAACTTGTTTGAACTTTACGTTCGGGTGAATAGTTAAACCACCTTGTTCTAATGTTGGTGCAGACAATAAAGCTGCGGCAATGTACTTACCTGCAAATTCTCCAGCGTAAGTAGTAGTAATTGATGTTGTAGTTGCCATTTTTTATAAATGTTTGTTAGTTAATATTATTTGTTTAATTTTTCAAAGATTGAATCCAAAGAAGTTTTAGTTCTGTTTTGTGCAAACTTAAACATCTCTACTGGTTTCGTGTTTTCAGGATTGTGCATAATCGGTTTTGGCTCTTCTGAAAGTTCGGTTGCTTCTGTTGCAACTTCTTCAACTTTAGAAAGCAATTCCAATTTAGCTTTCAATTCAATATTTTCTGTTTTTAATGCTTCGATTTCTGAGAAGAATGTTTCTTTAACGATAGACTCAACTGTTTTCTTTGGAGCAGATACTTCTTCAGCAGCAGCTACAGGAACTTCAGGAGCAACCTCATCTTCAGGAGCTACTTCTTCACCCATTGGAGCAGGTTTAACTTCTTTGATCATTCCTTCTACTTCTACTACTAAAATCATTCCATTCTCTAATTCATATTCACCAATCGGCAAAGGAATTTTTTGCTCATCTGGAGTAACGATAAATACTTCGTTGTCCATTTCAAATGCGTCTGCTTCAAGAACCGTAGTTCCGTCTGCTAACTTCATCATTTCTAAACTCACTTCCATTCCTAGAAGTGCTTTGATTTTGTTGATTGTGCTATTTTTCATAAATTGTTTTTATTTATATATTATTTAAACGATTGTATTTTAGTTATGTTGTATTTTTATCCGTTCTGACGAATGATTAATGTAGTACCTGAACTAATTGTTACAGATACATTTTCAGTTCCTGTAGTCGTTCCTATGCCTTGTGCTTGAAGACTACCATCGCAACATTTCGATGAGTATTTTCCGTTTTCACATAGACATCCTCTTTTACCACCTTTTGGACTTGAGTAACTCGGTGTTTTAAATTTTGCCATCTTCAATAATTATTTGTTTGATTTGTTCCAATAATAAATCTTCTCCACTTAACATTGACATTTCTAACTTGTCAGCGAAGTAACCTTCGATTGAGAATCCTTTTACTTTACCTGCTTTAACATCTTGCCAAACTTCCTCGTTGTTTACCTTCATTGATATCATCCAAGTTCCTTTTGGCAAATCAAAGCCATAAAATCGGGATTTATCCGATTTACTATCGTCAATAATCCAACTTTCTACAACCGACATTCCTTTAAGTTTCTTGTCGTGTTCGTATGTAGCGTTGTTTTGATTTGAGTTCATTAAGAATAACTCTGATGCTTGACGAACGGTGTTCTCAGAAAAGTATATGTAGTATTCTTCTTTTGTCTTTTCGTTTACTCTGTAGATTTGTTTGTTAGGAACTAATGCAGCACCCATAAGGATGCGTTTCTCTGCGTCTATTTCTTTTAACTCTACTTCGTGTTTTGCTAGATAAATAAAGTTTTCCTCTATTGCTGGAGAATGAACTACAGAAACTGCATCAATTCCGCTTAATTCATCTTTTGAGTCTATTACTAATTCAACTATTTTCATAATATTAAAACGTTTTATTGTACTAATGTTGCATTTTCAATTCTGTTTCTATCTAAACTTTGTGCAGTTGACATATCACCTGAAACCACATATGCCTTCATTGGTTTCTGTTGAAGTTGTCCAAGTTGATTGATTCCTGAGTTTCCTACAACGTTAAAGTTTGCAGACATAACTCCACTTCCTCCAGCTCCACTATTACCTCCTAAATCACCACCGCCACCACCACTTGGTGCGCCTCCTCCACCTAATGATTTTAATGCTTTAGCAGTCGCTGCAATATTTGCTGCTATTCCAATACCTGCGCTAATTTTATTTATGGCTAATTTGCTTGCTTTATATGCTACACCTGCAGGGCCCATTAATGCTGCTGCTGCACTATCTGCTGCGTTTGCAGTTTGAGTGCTAATAATAATTTTAGCAATACCAATAGCAGATTCTGCAACAACTGCTGCTTTTTGTACTCCTTTGGATTTTTCAAATACTCCTTTAATTAATTGTATTCCTGCTAATGCAACATTTAAACTTTCTTGTTGTATAGCTCTCTTTTGTTCTGCTACTGCTAGAGCTGCTGCAATTTCTTTATCTTTTGATATTTTAGTTGCTGCTTCTTCTTTTAATCTTGCTTCTTGTTTTTGCTTATAGTCTAAGTCTTGATATTTTAAGTTGATGTCATTCAACTCATTCATTTTAGCCAGTTCTATTTCTGCTAACGCATCTTTGTTTTCTCCTGCTAATGTTTCTAAAGTAAAGTATTTATCTTGTACTGCTAATTCTTCTTTTTGTTGATCGTTTAAAGTATTGAGATGGTTTTGCTCTGCTATGTCTTGGATTGAATTATCAAACTCCTGTTGTCTTTCTAATGCAAGACGTTTAGCGTCAGCATCTGCTTGGTCTACTACTTCTTGTTTTGCCTTTGCTGCTGCTGCTGCTTGTTCTCTTGCTTCTTTTGCTCTATCCTTGCTATTTTGAATTGCTGTTGCTTTAGCATCGGCATCCATCCCCTCAAGTTCGGTTGCTAAGGCATCACGTTGAGCTTGTGCTTGAGTTAAAGCATCAGCTGCGGCATCATATTGTTTTTGGCTTCCTGTTGATGAATATTTTAAATACAACTTCATTGCCGTATCTACTTCTTCTTCTAAAACAGATAATCGTTTTTTCGCACCACTTAAAGTAATGTTTGATAATTCCTTGTCTGATGCACCTCGTTTTTTTGCGTTGTTTAATTCACGTTGTGTTTGTCCATCTAAAATATCCGCATAATCAAAAGTTGATTTTTTAGTTTGAGCAATTTCTTCATTAGTTGCTTTTAATTGTTTTTCTAATTTCTTTTGCTTTTTTTCTGCTTCTTCTGTTGAATCTCCAAAAGCACCCATTGCATTTGCTGCAACAGCAAGAGCAGTAATTAACAAACCAATTCCTGTAACTGTAAAAGCTTTACCTGCAGTTGTCATTCCTTGAAATGAAGTTACTGCTAAATCTTTTAGTTTTTTAAAGGAAGTTCCTGCTTTAAAAATACCTTCAACACCATCTGCTAAAGCCATTGCAGATTGAACTTTCAATAATGCTTCTTCAACCTTTCCACTTTGTATTCCTAATACCCCAAGCGAACCTTGAACTGCCTGAAATCCATTTAATACACCTGTAATACTTCCTGTAATTGCCTGAAACTTTCCTTCAATACCAATAGATTTTAACGTTTTATTGGTTTGCTTAATTTCTTTCTCAAGAGATCGTACATTATCTGCAGCATTAGCAACCTCTTGTGATGAACTGCCAAATTTATCTGCTAATTCCTGAACTGCTTGTTTAGCTTGTCTTAATTGGTCTTTTAAACCACCTAAGTTGGAATTTATTTCTAATTCTATTACTTTCTTTTCAGCCATCAGTTAACTTTTTTACGTGCGTTTTTTCTTATCTCTTGTCTTGTCATTTTACGAAAGGAAGTTGTGTAAGCATATTTCCCTTTGGCTATGTCTATGTTTTCTGATACCCCGTAGTAGTTGTCTATCGAAAGCATTGCTATTATGTTCTTTATCATTGTTGTAAGATATTTATGGTTCGTGTTTGTGTAATTCCACTATTTAATGTGTAGGTAACTAATACAGGGTAAACCGTTCCTGCAGTTCCACTAGGTAAAGTAACAGTTACCAACTGACTTGCATAAATTAAACTAGGCGTAATAGTTACGTCAGGATTAGATGAAGTCATTAACGCAGAATAAGTATCGTTTACAAAGTCAATAGATAATTGAATGTCTCCTCCATCAACTCCTACGTTTGGAATCTGAGTAGAATTTACCATCGGTCTAAAGTCTAAAATCAACTGAAAGTTTACCTCTCCAGTAGTAAGATTAGATTGCATTGAATTAATGATGTAGCGTTTATCTCTGATTACTAATCTATCGTTTAATCGTAGTCCTGTAAGTAAAGCAATAGGCAAAATAGTTTTAACGCTAATCAACCGTTGTTTTAAGTTGTAAAGATTATACAAGTACGAAAAGTAGTATGTACCAAATAACGTTTGTTGTACCGGAACATTGAGTATAGTGGAAATGTCAGGTGCAAAGTTTAAAGTGTAGTCCGTTAAGTTGGTGTATAGGTCTTGACCGAATGGTGTGTAGTTTGTAATGTTGCTTGTCGTACTTCCGTTGTTAAAATGGAAGTCAACGTCTTTATTGTCGTATTGATAAAGCAAAATTGGTTTAGGAACATACGGAGCAAACTCATTGTTTAGTGAGTAGCCTACTTGTAAGTTTGTACCTGTAAATTTAGTCTGTAAAAGATTCTCAAATGGTACGTCTAAAGTATATTCATCTCCATCATACGGATATTGGTATGTCGTGTTTCCGTACTCTCTCATAAACAACTGACTGAACTGCTTGTTTAAGAATGATTCGGAATCCTGATACTTCATTGTTATCTTTTTATAGAGCTTCATTCTGTCTACGTCAATAGTATCTACGTCTGTAAATGGAGAGATGTCCACTATTGCTCCTGCTGAATACCAATCGTCTAATGGTTCTACTTGAAAACTATTGTCCGTGATTCCGTAGCAAGTCATGTTGAAAATCTTAAGAATCCCACTAAAAAATTCACTTATCTTCATCACTGGAGATAATGATGCTAAATCTGTGTTTAAAACTAACGTATTTGTATAGCAGTCAACTTGACCAACTATTGGGAAAGTAGCACCACCTGTAACTGCATAAATTGTGTATGTAATTTTGAAATGAACTGAACCTGCTGCATTTGACCTCACTTTAAATGTATAGGTAGAGTCTAATCCAATTGTATTTTGAATGACAATAGAAGTTAATACTCCAGTACCTATAAAAGGAGTGCTTTGGTATAAGTTCCCATTTTGGTAAATATCTAACACATATCCTACTCCACTTGTAGCTGAAAATACATTAATTGAAATATTATGCGTTGTTAAATTTGGATTTTCGTAATCTTGAAATTTAACTTCAATCGAATTATCAGTAACATCTATTGAATTGGACGCATCATTTGAACTTGTGGTTATGTTATTAAAATCTACAATTTGTGATTCAGTAAAGAAATTAAATTCATTTTTGTTTTTATACCACAAAAACAATTTTGAGAATCTATCGTCACTTAGAAAGTTTCCGTTTAATGAAATTCCGTATTTAGCTGCAATTTGTCCAAAGATTTTACTTACTCTAACTGCAGGAAATAACTCCCCATAATGAATGTGTCCTGCTGTGTTGTGTATGTCACTAGAACCACTCGTAGGTATCGTTAACCAACTTGGAGTAATTGTCGTAGGTGCTTGACCTGTCCAAGTCCAAATTCTCTTAGAACTTATCAACGGGTATTTAACGTGATAAGCATTTGTATCGTCTGTTATTCTATTTTTTACTTCTGTACCTGTGTATGTGTGGTTTAAATCTGTGTAGTTTAAATCTGATAATAAGTCCTCTCCAAAGTGGTCTAATAACGTTCTCCCTTCTCCGTAAAAAGATAGTGAGTAGCTTTCTGCTTGTCCGTTTTTTAGTTGTGCTTTATCAATCTGAATTTTACCCCTACGAAAGAAAGTTAAGTCAATTTCGATAAAAGCATTTCTACGAATGTTGTGGTCGATTGTCGCATCTACATCACTCTGGTAAAAGTGTTGTAAGATTTGATTGTTGTAAGGCGAAGCAGGAACTGTGAAACTTTGTGAAAAGTCCGTGTAAGTTTTGGATATGTCCGCTACATTCTGTTGCGTTGACGTTACCTGAATTTGCTCATCGTTGAATAGTTCGAGTTTTTGTCCTTCGATATATACTTGTACCTTTCTATTCATTACACTACAGAATTAATTGTGTCGTAAGCGTATTCAAAGTCGAGCTGGTAGTTAATCATATGTGTGTTTATGCTTTTGAAAAGCTCAGTTGATTTCGTGTTTATCTTAACTGGTGATTTGTCTAGTAAGATTCTTTCGCTTAACATTAGTTGTTTAATTACCTCTGAGTAGCTTTCGTTTACCCAATCGGTGTTTACCTTAACTTGTTCTTTTGCGTTCGTGTTAAATACTTTTCTTTGTCCTTCTAATACATCGTAAGCAGGATAAGTTTTAGGCATTAAATTGTATTCCGTGTTTTCAACATTGATTGCTCGGTTACTTGCTTTAAAGAACCACTCAGTTTGCCACGCTCCGTATTTGTTTACAAAGTCGCATCTTACAGGCGTGTATTTACATTCTTCTTTAGGTTGAAAGGTTGCAGTCCATACCGTAGTACCTGCATTTATGATTTCCACCTTGTTCCCTGCACTTAAATAAGTTGAGTACACTCTTGGAAAGTCTTGTACGTTTAACGTTCCCAAAGACGAAGTATTGTTTGCTCCTGTTACTAGGTTTGTATATTTGATTGTATCTCCTGAAATGTTTTCAATTGTCAAGTGTCCGTAGTTTCCTGTTCCGTCTAGATAATAGTTGTAAGTTCCTTGATCCAAATGAACTCTAAATAAGTTAGGATTTGCTCCGTCCGTGTAATTACCGTAGCCTTCGTAAGCTCTGTAAAGTAATGTTGTTCCAAACTGAACGAATCCACCTGTAGTTTTCTTGAATGTCTTCACTCCTACCCAGCACCATTGAGCTGAAGGAGTAGGTGCGTTACTTGTTGTGATTGCTTGTAATGCGTTGTGATTAATAAACTCACGGATGTAAGGGGATAAATCGTAGTAAGTCGCAGGAGAACTTGACGAAGGAATGTTTTTACTCAACGTGTATGCTGGAGAAGCAGGTATTGGAGTACTATTTCCATTCCATAAGAATACCTGAATCATTGATGCAGTTTGTGATGCTTCGTTTATTGTTAGAATGTGCGGTGAACGTGCAAAAATTCCCATTATTTTTTAGTTAAGTAAATTGAATCGTTAAATAATTTTATTGCATCCACTCCGAATGCGTCTACCAAATCTTGTGGTAATTTCTTGTATGCTTTTTCAAATGGTCTAGTAAAAAACAAACTAGGTTTGATTCCTTTCTTAAATATGTATCTTGACAAAGCAAATTGTAAACTCTTTCTACTTGCAAACTTTCCGTTTTTTCGTGGTGCTAATCCTTTACGAACTGCCCATTTATCAAATGCTTTCGGAGGCGGTGCTTTAGTAGTGTACTTGTAAGGCGTGTTAAACTTTCTTTCAGTACCTGATACTCCTTTGTCCTGATACAATCCGTACTCCTCCATTGAGAACTCCATCTCGAATGAATTAGCGTTAGCCTTTACACGTCCTTCTATTGAATCGTAAAGTTTACCTCCGTCTTTTCCTAGCTTACGCAAGTTCTTCTGCGATTCGCTGATGACGTAGTTTTTAAACCTGTCTAATTCCTTTTGAAGTTCACTCTGCTTCATCCTTTGGTTTACTAGCTTCGTTTAAGATATTCAAGATTGGAACTCCGAACTTCATCGGTAATTCACTTAAGATTGCTTCCAATTGCTTTACTTGTTCTTCTGATAGTGTTAACATAGTCCGTGTTTTAGATGATTACTACTCCAATTGCTTCAGCGACATACTCATTCACCACTGAATTATCAGTACCCCAAGTTAAGAATTGTTCTTCAGTCAAGGTGTAATTGTCTTGTGATAATGTCTTTCCGTCTTCGGTTAGTAATTGCCAATAGGTTGTGCAAGTCGTTGCATCCGTTGCAAAGTTCAAAACTAACACGGATAATCGTGTTGCAGTACCTTCGTTAAGTGGGTATACGATTGGTTGAATCGCTACTCCGTTTGTTTGTGTTGTTTCCATATTATAATAATAATGCCCATCCTGTGGACTTGTTAATGTATAAACCTTCTGCTCCATCAGTTTGATAAACTTGCAATCCAACTGCTGGAGATGAAATTGCAGTGCGTTGTGCTGAAGTCATGCGTGGAGCAAGAAATCCTTGTGTGGTACTTGTAATTTCCATCACCGCAGTTGTTTGTGTTGGTGTTCCAACGCTTAATTTATTCTGCACCCTCGCAGTACCATTAACGTCTAGCTTGAATCCTGCGTCTGTGGTGGTGTTGATGCTTATGTTGCCACTATTAAATAAAACAAGTTGTTTCGTTTTATTAGAAAAAGTTCCAAATGTTAATTTTGGCTCGATTGAACCCGAATAATAGTCTGAAAATATTTGAAAGGAATATGATGAAGTATTATACTCATAAGTCAATCCAAAAGTTTTGGTTGAATCAGATAAAATCTGTATTGGAAATGTACTTATTCCTGCTATTTGTAATGTTGCTCCCGAACCTAAATTTGTTGTTAAACCAAATAAACCCCTGCCCGTAACAGTAAGTGGGTGCAATGGACTACTAGTTCCAATCCCCAAACGTCCATTCGTATTATCCCAAAACAAGTTAGCCGATTCTTGAACTACATTTCCAGTACCTTGAAAAAGAATCTGTCCAACAGTACCCGAAGTGATTGCGGTCGTACCGATTGTGATGCCCGTTGATATAGTCAAGTCACCACTTCCTAAGATAGTAGTACCGTTTACCGTCTTTATGTTTGTTCCGCTAACTAACGCATCTTGTTTGGCATTCCAAATTGAAGCAGATGATATTCTATTATCTGCAATCGAAACTCCATTCCAAGTCGCACCTGTAATTGAGCCTACATAGTCAAAAGTATTCGTACTCCAAGAAACATTTGAAGGAGCTTGAAAGTGTGCATCCCAACTTCCTGCAGCAGTAGAATTATCAGTTAACTCTAAAATCATATTACCACCTGATGGAACTGATTTTACTAATGTGTTTGAGTTATTATTTACTGATATTGTTCCACTACTCTGATTATTATTAAAGTTATATATAGCACCTGTAGGAATAGTTGTAGCGTTTGGTAGTTTTATTACCTGTCCTCCACTTCCTGTAACTAAGTAAGAAGGAGTTGATGCGAGTGTAAGTGTTATTAATGTACCTGATGCTACTACGGAAGTAAATCCATCAAATACATTATTTGTTATTAAGTTATTAGATCCTAAGTTAACACTTTGTGTTGCTCCCGTGTATGGAACTCCACCTAATCCACTTAGTGTTTGGTCTCCTGTATTAGTTCCGCTTGTGTTTCCAATCGTTGTTAGATTTGCATCGGTAACATATCGTTTATTCAATGAATCCGCAATGTCTGCTGTCGTTGCATCTGCTCCTGCTGTAACTAATCCTTTGGAATCGTAGGTTACTTTTGTTTTAGTTGCTCCAGTGATTGCAGTATTGCCTGTTACCTTTGCGTTTAAAGCAGTTTGTAAGTCTGTCTGAGCAGATAGTGTTCCTGTGATTGCTCCCCACGTAGAAGCAGCAGTTGCTGAAATCTCTACATAAGCTGAACCTGTCCAACGATATGTCTTATTGGTATCTTCTGCTATGTAGATTGTTTTTAAAGCTCCTGTTACAGGAAATCCTGCTAGGTTTGCGTAGTTCTTTACCTGTGATGGAATGTTGATGTCTATTGCCATACTAAATTAATTGTTTGATTGCTTAAAGTTGCAAATGTTGATGTCGCTACTTGTGTTCCGTCTATTTGTAGATTCAATGTCGTGTCAGGTAACGTAAGAGTTTCTCCACTTGCAACTGATTCGTGATAACTATTATCCGTGTTTACAACGTATGAAGGTGAGCAGAAAGGAGCATAGCTTCCTGTGTCGCAAATTGTCATATCGTTAGGAACAGTAACATCGAATGTCATTGTCCATCCTGCTAGTAAGTTCTCGAATCTTTCCGTGAATGGTTCTAAACTTGGCTCTCCTGCCACTACAAAATCTAAGTCCCATAGATTACCGTGAAGCATCTGCTGATAACATCTATTCAAAACGTGATGTTGTGTGTTTAGAACGTCTAATTCGTTATTATTTTCTTGGAATAAATCTGTTACTTCTGACTTGGAAATGTCTACGATATCCATTGATATAATAGACACGTTAAACGTCTGCGTGTTGCTTTGTAAAGACGAACTATTAACCATAATGTGAGTTAATGGAAAGATAGTCTGCTTGTTTAGATCAACTTGAAAGATATCACCTTGCGTTACCGTGTTTACAATCTCGTCATTATCGAAATGCCACTTAAGTTTATTTAATATGTCGTAGAATCCTGTCATCGTTTTAAATTGCGTTCAAATTGTCTTTGTTCAATTTCGTTTTTTTGCTTTTCAAAGGTGAGATAAGTGAGACATTTAGTAAGTCTAAGCTCGGTAACTTCATCGAATCTTGTAACGTCTCCTTTAGCGAGAGCATATATTGATTGATACCATCCCCATCGTTTTGCAAATTGAGTTGTTTCTGAAAAGTCGTTGATAGTTTCTTGTCCTTCTTCATCTCCTTCTCTAAATAATTCAGGGTAGCCTGCAGTAACTCGTTTCCTAAAGTCCAAAAAAAAACCGAACTTGCTAGCACTACATCCAGTGGAGCAAACTTCATTAACTCTTGGAAATCTGCATTAGGTTCGTAAGGAATTACATCGTACTTGTCCTTTCGTGTTTTGATAATCGGACGATACATAACTGCCATTGCTTTATGATACGTGTCCCAAGTTGTTAAGTGATTCTCTAAGTCTACATACTCACCGAAAGTAATTGCTTCTAACTCTGGAATAAATCCAAATTCAATCTCTCCTTCGTCTGAAATGATTTTAAACCTATTTTGGAACTTAGGTTTCTCACTGAATAACTTTGTAAAGTGTGCTATAAGCTCATTTAAGCTCGTTAGCTTCATTTTAACGACATCCTTTAGTGTTATACCACAAAAGATTTCAATCATCTTCTGTGCGACAAATTCTTCATCGTTGGAATCTGCCTGAACTTTAAGGAAGTCCTGATAGTGTTTAAGTGGAATTTCACTTAAAGAAGAAGGTACGTTGATTTCTAACTTCATATTAATTAAACGATTTATTTTTGTTTTGTTGTACGTGGATAATGTCGAAAGCTGCAGTTAACATTTGAAAGTGTCTGCGTATTTGCATGACGTCATTGAATACTATTGTTATCCGTTTTCCTGTCTTCTCATAGATGTAATCTTCTACTACTCTTTTCATCATAGGTAGATCATCTGATGTTGTATTGTCCATAGTTCTTTTTTAAACCTAGTGTTTCCATCTCGTGATATCTTAAAGCGTCTATAGCGTGATTAAAATGGTCTATAGGTACGTTTGTTTTCTCTCCGTCTTTCTTTAGACTCCAACAATAGCTTCTAAGCTCTTTGATTAGATTTGTGCTTGAACTTGTAACTAAGTATTCTTGTCTTTGCATTACGTCTATTCCAAACTTGATAGAATCTACTCCTTTTGTAACGCCTTTAATCATCTTTCCGAATCTTCTAATTTCCTCTATTGATTTTGGCTCTGAGCTATCTGCGTAAATTGTTACGCTGTTAGGAAGGACTTTTGCAATGTCAGAGTTTACCATTCCTGTTCTATAGCATATCTCGTTGATTATTCTTTGTCCATTGTAGTTATAGATTTCTATTGCAGAAGTTGGATCGTTTGTATATCCAAAGTCTAGCCCTATTCCTATCAATTTTGCGTCAGCAGGTATTATGTCAATCGTCTTCCAGTTATTAAAGATTACTCCTTCTAAACTTCCTATCTCTCCTAGTCCATAAACTTTCCACCAATTTGCCCAATAAGAACTCCATAGTGCCTTATCACGATTCTTTTCTATTTGGCTTACAATTGATTCATCAAGAGCTTCATTATCCTTGTACGTTAAGATTATGAAGTCTGAGTCAGGTTCGTCTTTTAGTTCCTTGTGTACCCAAAACTCATTTGCAGGATTAAAGTCTAAGAATACTTCTCGCTTAGTCCGGATTGAAAGCTCGTTGTATGATTCGAAGCTGACGTTGTTGCACTCGTTGATATATAAGATGTCACGTCTTGCTCCACGTAGTTTAGATGCGTCATCTGCTGAGAAGAACTCCATTACAGAACCATTGCCAAACTCGTAACGTAATAACGTCTTGTTGAACCTATCGTCATTGTATCTTCCTGTCCAACGCATTATCTTTATGAAGTCTTTTAATGCACCACGTCTAAGGTGAGGAATTGATTCTGCAACAACGGAAACTTCTAGGTTTGGTTCTTTAGCACACTTGTCTATCAACACAGGTAAAATTCCGAATGTCTTTCCTGCAGATGTGCCTCCTTGAATAATCTTAATTCGTTTTTTTAACGAAAGAATCTTGTTGATAGCGGATGTTCTTTTAAACATACTTACTCCTCAGGGAACAATGGTTGCTCAGTTATAATCGTACTTTCAACTTTTTCTGTTAAGCCGTTCAAACGTTGTGTAATGGACGGATTGTACTGCCCTACCATACCTCCCTCGATTTGGTCTTGACGTATTGCTTTTCGTATACGCGTGCAGATAGTGGTATATTCTTCGTATCTTTTATCTTTATTGCGAAAATATTCTTCAACGCATCCTACTCTGTCAAAGCAAAACAATTCAAAGCCTTCTAGTGTTAAAGGTCTTTCTAGTGGCTCTGCTCTTTCTTCAAATTCCTTTCCTCCGAATACGCTTTTAATTCTTGGGTTTGCTTTTACGTCTGCTTTATACTTGTCGAATAGTTCACTTAGTTGTTCTGGTGATTCTAGGTTTCTTGGTCTTCCTACTTTTGCCATTTGTTATTTCGTTTTTTGGTTGTTTTTAAAGTGGTCTAAAAATTCATTCTCGCTTATTTGTTCTACGCACATTAGTCCGTCAGCATCTGTTAAGTAAACTACATAGTGATATCCTTGCTTAGTAAATTGGTCTGTTACTGCCATAGCAGTTTCTAGCATTTCTTTTCCGTGATCAATTAGGTAGTATTTCATTTCGTGTTTATGTAAAAAGTCTACCGATATTCGGTAAAGCCTCAACTACTTTACTGTTGTTATCGTAGTGAACTGTAATATTTAAGTCTTTTACCTTTTGCACTTTTGCTTCGTTGCTTCCAGTAGCGTAAACTCTTGAGAAAAGTATTCCTGCTTTGTTTGCTCTGACTAACATTCCGTCTTTTGAATCTCTCGCTGAAATGATGTACACATCTGCACCTGATTGAATAAGATTGATTGCTCTGTCAAATCCTTTCTTAGTTGAGAATGTTCCATCGTAATCAAATGATATCTTTTCCCCTGCAAGTTTCTCTGTGTAACTGGTGCGACAAATTGCGCTACGTTGTTGTGCATCGTATTCACTTACCATTACGTTGTCAGACATACATCTTTTAAGAAAGTCTGTTTCTGATTCTCCTGAATGTGGTTTAGGAATTGGCATCTTCGTCTTTATACTCGTTGAATACTTGTTGCATCTTTACAACTATTTCACGCAAACAACTAGCACATGATGTTGGCTCTTGTCTTACTTTAAAAACACGGTTGTAAATCTTTAATATTTCGTCTTGCTCTGAAGGTTTGATTGAGTTCTTGAAAAGTACCTGTGTTTCGTTTAAATAGTTGTATTCAACTTCTGTTAAACATTCAGGTTTATTATATGGAAATAGTGCATTTAGCTTTGCTTTGCGTGCATCGCATCCGCAGTCATCTCCAGCAATAAACTTAACTAGCTTTTTGATTCCTGTTGCTTCTGTGATTTGTTCGATTGTATCTCCTAATCCTTGTGCTTTTTTTGTTGTTGTCTTTGCCATTGTTTATTTTATTAGTTCAAAATCTTCGTTTAAATAATCCTCAAAATCCTCTCCAATTGATTCTTTAAGTCTTTCCTTGCAGTTCTTTAATGTGTTAAATATAGAAGTTAGACTGATGTCTGTTTCTTCTGCTATCTCTCGCATTGATAAGTTTGATTCTCTGTATAGATTAAATAGTTTAATGTCGTACCAGTGCCATTTATCTACTTCTTCCTGTATCTTTTGTTCAATTATGTTAAATGCTTCGTGTTTTTCTATGTTGCAATCATCATAACTTAACTTCACACAATCGTCAATAGATACGCTTTCAATCTTTCTAGCTCTTAAATGATCAACATAAACACTACGCAGGATTAACCACATTATATTCTTATTGACTGAGTCAGTTACTATCTTATCTATATGATTTAAACGTATAATTTTAATATATGTTTCTTGTACGATGTCATCAGCTAAGAAGTATTCGCCAAAACTATTGACGATTCTCACCCAATCTTTGTGCTGATTTGCTAGTATGGTTAATTTGTCCATGATTAATTTCTAATCAAACTTACGATGAAAATCTAATCGGATTGCTAAAAAGTTATCAACAATAAAAAAGCCACTAATTAAAGTGGCTCTAAATCGTTTAAGTAAATCTCTCGGCTAACGTAGTTGTCTAGCTTGATCACTGTGCAAAGTGTTACATCTTTACCCTGTAGAAATTTGTCTATCTGGTACTGATGGAATCTTCCTGTGTTTGATTTTATCTCTTGCACAATTTGGTTTCGTGTTTTGGTACGAAGCAAAATCTCTAATTGCTTTCGCAATCCTCCCTCATCAACGTACATTAGAAAGGCAAGTCGGAATCATCCATTGCATCAGAGATAGGTCTGCGTTCCATTGTCTCAGGTGCTATATAAGGTTCTGAGAAAGCTGCAGAGAAGAATGATCCTGCTTTCCCTTGCTTAACCCATAACGCTACTTCCATTTCTTTTCCGTTTACGTTTACCTTTCCTTTGTAGTCTGGGTGGTTATCCGCTTTCTTGTTCGTGTTTTTGAAGATTGCTCCCGTGTTTAACTTGTTTTCCATTTTATGTTTATTTTATATGTTACTATTGTTCTTGTTGTTTATATTCTTCACTTCTTTGCTTGAACCATTTGTTTGTTTCAACTTCCAATTGTTGATGAAAATAATAAGGTCTTAAACCATTTGCTATGCAATAAATTATTTTGTTTTTTAAGAAAAAAAGTCTTTTCTCTATTTTCCTTGACTTATCTTGTTTCATTGTTTTTGTTGTTTTAGTTCGGGTCTCATTGGTTCTTCGTTCTGATTACCATCATCCCATCCTTGTGAATAACCATAGTTAGTATCTTCTTGGCGTTGCTCCTTCTCCATTTCTTTGGCTTTTTCAAAGATTTGGTCAAAAGTCATATTTTCATACCAATACTCATCACACATTAATTTCTCTTTAATGTACTCTACTGCTGTTAATTTCTCTTTCATTGTTCTTGTTATCAATGTGAATTAAAAAACTTGTCTTCCGTTTTAATGTAGGATACTGACTCAATAGCCATAGGGTTAACTCATCTTGTTCTGAGTCATCAATGTGGAACTCTGCATAGGTATGCACCTTGTGTCCTTGTAGGATTTCATCTTGTTGTAAATGCTGTGGAATATCCGACAACTTAATTACTGATTTTGTTATTCTTTTCATTGTTCTTGTTGTTTAGTTAATAATTCTTCTGCTTCTTCTCTCCAAGCGGTAAAGCAATTTGCATCGTCATTTTCTGCCTTATCAAAGCCTTTGTAAAAACATCTTTTACCAAAAGCAATCATTTGCTCTTTCTCCATTTCTAAGGCTTTTTCAATTGCATTATAGATATGTTCATCTAATGGCACTTCGGTGTCAAATAACTTGCTTACTAAATATTCTACTGCTGTTGTCATTGTTCTTGTTGTTTAAAGTTATCCGTGTTTTACTTAATTAATATCATTTCTATTTAAGATATGTGGTAAAAATTGCCACTTATTCTTTATTGATTTGTTTCTCCCACTCATCATTCTCTTTCCACTCATCCACTATCTCAAGGTTACCACTGAATACATATCCAGTCGCTTTTAATAGTCCTTCACACATTCTTAATGCTTCGTCAAGGTCAACATCATTATGTGGAACTTCGTGTGTTACCGTGTGTTCGTATTGTTCGATTGTTATTTTCATTTGTCTTTGGTTTTAAATTCGTCTTTTAGTCGTTGGTATTCACTAAGTCTTTTAATCCATTTTAAAAAATCTTCTTCTGAGTTATTGTTTTTTGCTATGTTACACATCTTACAACAAGATACAATATTATCATTTTCATATCCTCTTGAATTATCAACTCTATCAATTCCATTATAAGTTACATTATAATAAGACTTCCAAAATAAATTTGATGGTTCTATTCCGCAATAATGACAATTAGATTTCATAATGTTTACTGCATAATCAAAGTCAATATTAAAATTTAATTTTCTTGATCTTGCGTTTTGCTTATATCTTGAAAAAACACTTCTATATCCTCCATCTTGTTTTGCAATTTTATGTCGTGATTTTATAGAATTTTCAGCTGATTTTGTAGGTGTTAAACATCCGCAAGATTTCTTTTTATCACAAGTTAATGCTCCAGTATTTGCTTCAGTCATATTACCACAATCGCATTTACATGACCACATTCTTTTTTTATGGTATTTACTTTTATCTCCGTACACTCTACTTGGTAATTTTTCAACTACAACAAGCATATTGTAACGCATACCAATTAAATCAAGTTGTTTTGCTCCCATCTTTCTCTATTCTATTAATTGCAGCTTCACAATACAAAGCGAAATCCATTGCCTCAGCTTGTGCTTCTCTAAGCCAATTTACAAGACTGTAATCTTCTCTTTCTAGCGTAGTCTTGTACTTGTTTATTCCTACTTGACTTCGTTCAGCAAATCTGCTTAAAACACGTATTACTATTTGGTCTTCTATTAGTTGGTTCATAATGTTATTAATATGTTTTTTTCTTCGCTTATTTCTATTTCGTAATGAACTGATTCATTTATACCCTCACAAAGTTGGTATAAGTGTCCGTGTTCTGTTATTCTTATTTGTGTTACTATTCTTTGAAATTGTCTTTCGTCTGTTTTTAAATAAACTATTTGACCTATTTTATATAAATAATTCATAAGAAATTAATTAAGGTGTTGTAATACTCTCTGCAAAGCTCTACCTGTTCTTTGATTCTTTCTATAACTGCTTCGTCTTTCTGTACGTAGAATACCTTTACACGTCTGTTCTTTGGAATGTGGCTAAATATATGCTTCTTTTGAATCTCATCTCTTAGGTCTAAACTTTCTTCCATTAAGTTTAACTTCCAGTGAGTACGTCTAATCTCATCCTCAACCATTAGTTCTGGTGTATCAACTAAACAGTAACATAACATTGACTGTTGTTTACCTGTTAGCCACATATATCCTTGCAGTTGATAGTAGTAATCTTTTGTAGGTATCTCAGTTTCAAAAAACGGAAAGGTAGAACCATCCCAAGAGGATTTTACATCTAGTAGAACTTGCTCCGTGTTTACGTCAGGTGTTCCAGTGATCCATTCGTTTTGATAGAACTCCTCGTTTTTGTAAATGAATCCTACGTCTAACACTTCGTTGACTAAGTTAATTGATTGGTTTTCTACTTCGTTTCCTTTGTCTGTGTAACGTGAGCTGAACTCTTTTCTGATTCCGTATTTATCCTGCAAGACCATCTCGTGAATGTATGTCTTTGCAGTCTGTGAAAGCACCTCCGACTTATTACGAGGTGCTGACATAATTTTTCCTATAGCAGAGCATCTAACTTTCATAGTGCGTTGAGTATATCAATTTGACCTTCCGTTAAACTAAACTTCGCTTCTAAAGACTCACGTGTTATCTTTCCTTCTGTTACAGCTTTGACTGCATCTTGGAATCTTTTAGCGTCTAAGGTTTGTTTCTTAGGTTCGTTTTTTACTTGCTCTCCTCCCGCATCAGTATCTTTGTCAGTAACTAATCCTAGCATTGAGCTGATAGCATATCTACGAATGTAAGTGATTGCAGAACCTAAAACTTGGAAGTCGTTCATTCCTTTGAGTTGTACGTTCTGAGGAATGTTTGTAGAGCTTTGTATCTGCTCTCCTGATTCAACGTGAAATAGAATCGTTAAGACATCTCCTTCGTTAATTAACTGAGTAAATCCTAATCCGTGTTTTTTTAGTAACGGATTGATAACACTAAAAATTTTCGGTAAATCCGAGTAAGAATATCCATAGCCTTGAGTAGCTTTGTGGATCACTGGTACTTCTTGTTGGAACGATGCCAACGACTTAAATAAATTTTTCATAATAAATTGGTTTTTGTTTATACAAAGATATAACATTATTTCATATCTCGCACTAAATCTTTATATTTTTTTATAATTTCTTTTAGTTCGTCTTTTGTCCATTTTTTTGTAACGTGTCTTTTTGCTTCCAGTTCATCAAATCTTTTTTGTCCGATTTTAGAACATAGTCTTGTTCGATATTCCAACAAGTTACCTGATAAGAATTGATTGCAGGTGATGCAACTTGAATGCACATTGTCTTCATCAAAGCGAACGTTATGGTGATTGTTTGCATTCCAAAAGTGAGAAGCATTTACTCTACCTGTTATTGGTTTATCGCAAGATATACAAGGCAATCCTTTATCTCGTAAATTTATGTACTTGTTAAAAACCATCTGAGCTGCCTTTAAAATGTCTTGAACTGTTTCCAACTCAGCTTTCATTTTCTGCTTAGTCTTTTGCCATTGCTTTGCTTTGATTTCATCAGAGAAAGCTCTTAAGCAAATTGATTCAGTGCAGTATTTCATGTTAAATCTGATAGGTTCAAACTTTTGTTTGCAGTTTTTACACCTTGGCATTAATCTACAATTATTGATTCAACAAATTGACGGAATCTAATCTGCAAGTCAACTTGTTGCTCGTAGATTTGCTCTCGGTTATCTCCGTAAATACTTAAAACTTGGTCATCTACTCGTCTGATTTCTTGCATTAACATATTTGCTTTGCGTTTTAGGTCTCGTTTAAATACTGATTGGTCGTTTAGGTCTTCAATCCAATCTGCTAATACTGGTAATACTGCACATAACGCTACTAATTTATGCTCCTTTCTCATAATTCTAAATTTTGGTATTTAAGTTCGTGTTCAAGTTCTTCAATTCTTTTCTTTAGTTCTCCGTTTATATGCAGACATCTGTTAATTTCTCGTCCGTGTAAACGTAGTTCTATCTCAAGTTCTACTATTGCTAACTGCACCTGCTTTAAATCGTTCTCAGTGTCTCTAGCTCCGTTGATGTACGCTGATGCTTCAGGTCGTTTCTCCTGTAATTCTTCTCTTGTTAGCTTTACTTTCCAAATGTTCTTTTGAATAAGTCCTTTGATGTAAAGTAGTTTTAATCCTATGTCCATCCTTTGTTGTTTAATGCGTTTAACTTCTGTTCTGTCATTGTAATTTTAGCTTGGAATGGTTCTTTCACTCTGTATGGTTTCAAAGGGTCTTTTCCGTGTATTTCAAATCCGATTCCTTTGTTAAAATCACACACTACAGGCTCATCCATTCCTGTATGTTTACCTCCTGTTTCCATATCCTTAACTTTTTCTACTTGTACCCACGTTTTGTATTTTAACTCAGGATGTTTAATTAATCTATGGATAACAATCATATCGTCACATCTGTTTAAGAATGCTTTACCTCCTTCTATGTGGTCTTTTAATGGTGCTTTAAGGTGCCCTTTTAGTTCTCCGTCAGCATACAAGTTACCTGTTCTACCTGATTCAGTATTTGGATGCGTGTTTATGTAGATTGTCATTCCTGTCTGATTAACAAATTGTCTTGCTTGATTCATAAATTCGTAATTTCCCGCAAAGCTCATTTCTCTATCAAGTCCTGTAAATGGATCAATCAATCCAACATCTGCTCCACTATCTTTAAATAACTTTAAGATATCAGCGGGTTTGTAAAGTTGTGCGTTATCAATGAACATAAATGACTGTTCTAAAAATGCAAGGTCTCCACTAATTTGAGAATGGCTAAGTTCTTTGAATGGTTTACCTCTGTACATCTGTATCATATCACGCAGGATTTGTCCTTTCTGATTCTCACCACTCCAAATGCAGAACGTTAAATTGTGTTTAAGTGCCAGTGTAAGAAAGTACCAATTAATCCAATACGTTTTACCTACGTTATCGTGTCCTAAAATAATGTTTAGTTGCTTAGGTTTAAATCTTAGATGCTCATCTAAGAAGCAGTCTAATCCTAATCCTTGTTTTATCTTTCCGTCTTTTACATCTAGTAAATATTGTAGCGAATCTCCTTGTTTTAGTATCATAGTTATTTATTTAAGATTGCTAATATACTATCACTTTCTGTAACAATGGTTCTATCTGCGTATTTATCTAACGTCTCAGCTCTACTAAAGAACTCAGGTGTGCAATACTGGTAGTTGTTTTCTTTGTGGTATTGATTCTCTTTGCAGTTTTTGATAGCATTTATAATATCCTCTTTTTTATATCCGTCTTTTAGACGTGCTTTGTATGAACGTTGTATCTTATCAGAGACTACTTTAAAGTTTCTACCAAAAGATTTATTAACAAATTCAAGCAACGCTTGATAGTCTATATTATCTATTACATTAACATTATCATTAACATTAACATTATCAGCTATTTTTGCTATGCTACTAATGCGTTTGCTATCATTTGCTATCTCTTGCCATCGTTTGTTAGCTCCTGCTATTCCTGCTTCACTTCTTTTCACTCGCTTTTCTTCAAATAATTTAAGGTCACGTTTCAACTGTTGCTTGATTGGTTCAAATGCAATCTCAACAATTAAGTCATCACTGGAAGGATTCTCATCATTGACGTAACTGTAAATATGTTTGATTAATTTACCTGCAATTTCATCAGGTAGTTTGTTCCATAAGTCCTTTTGATCAACGTAAAGGATAAACGATTTTTTGTCTTTTGCCATCTGCAAAAATTTAAGTAATAAAAAAGCCACTTTAAATCCTGAGCCTTCGACCTCTCATTCATTAAAATGGCTAAATAATACCGTAGGATTTATAATGTCGAAGGAATCCTGTACAAAGATAACGAAACTTATTCTAATAAAGTTGCTTCATTTTCTAAATTTTTATATCTGCCTTCTGCAATCCATCTTTTTACACGTAACAACTTGTAAAGACTTGTGCATCCGTTTACATCGTCAATAATATTTCTAGGCTGTAAAATGTACTTTGAATCAACTAGGAAAACTTGATATTCTCTAATGATGCCCATGTATTCATCTTTATTATATTGCATGAGATTTTTATGCGTTTTAATATTGTGAATTACTGAGGCATGATGCTGATTGAAGTAAGCACCTATTTCGTTAAACGTTAGTTCCTCTTTTCGTAGTTGATTCATCAGAAAGCACTTCTTATAAATGTTTTCTTTTCGTCTATTTCGTTTATTCAGTTCGTCTCTTTCTATTAAGTACGTTACTCTTTCTATTAAATCGTTTTTCATTTCGTTAAAATTTAAATTCTTCTATTTGAAAGTTACCCATATTGAATCTACCTGTTTCGATTAAATCCCTCTTCTTCCAGTATGCTAAACTCTTGGATGTAAATATCCATTCTTGAACTATAGCTAATCCTATTTTGTATGTTAGTTTGTATTTCATTTTTTTTAGTTTAAAATCCGTAAAATTCATCTAGTGTTTCATCATTTGCATACTCCAAGTAAACTTCTTCTCTAAAGTTTTCTTCTATGTTTCCGATTCGTGTTTTAATAGGTTTGACCTGACTGTTTCGCACAATCATTTTTAACGTGTTGCGTAAATGTGTTTCAGTCATTTGATCAACATCAATTAAATTTCCATTTTTCATTTTCCAATAATACTTCATAACTCTTGATTAAATTTGATTTCACATATTCTCTTATACAATTCCTCATTGAATGTACCTCTAATTGTTTCTGGTGATGATTTCGTTTTCCAAAACTGAATCATTCGTTGTAGTCTAAATACCATAGTAGCTCCAGTCTTGTTCGTTGCTTTCTAAATCCTGCTGCTTTTCTAAAATTTCATTGCATAACCAAAGCGTTTTTTCTCTAAACTCTTTAACTTTTTTCTGCAGGAAAACTGTATAATTTTCCGTTATTTCAATATCACCTTCTATTGATTCTGTTTCGTGAAAAAACGTACCTGACAACGGAGTAATAGTAAAGTCAATGTAGTGACTTGTACATTCGTCTGACCATTGAAAGTCACATAGCACCGTGTAATAGTATTCTTCGTAAACATATTCAATCTCCATATGGAACGGAAGCATCTTGTAATCTGTAATCTCAAATTTGTGCATCTTATTTGTTTTTAGTGATTAGTTCTCCGTATTTATCTAATACTGGACTTTGAACGTGTTTAGCTTCGATTTGCGAAGCTTTCGATGAACTTGCATAGTTTGGTTGCGTTACGGTAAAGTAACCAATTACAAGCCAAAATAAAGACAATGCTACTACTGTGCCTAAAATATCTTTTTGATTTTCGTTTAAAGTTTTCATAGTCCTAAAGATTTTACTAATTGATTAATAACTCCCCAACGTGCAACTGCTGCATCTGTAATTGGATCACGCATTCCTAGTTTGTCAATACACTCCATCATTTCTGTCCACAATTTATCCTTTTCTGCTAGGATAGTGTTAATCATTTCTTGTTTTTTCATAGCTTTTAAATTAGTAATTTGAATTAGTTATATGCAAATATAAACATAAGGTTTCAATTATGAACAATTATTTTTAATTATTTTACAATTATTTTTTTTTAAGCATAGAAATTATACGTGAAAACTACTTAATGTATGAGAAATTCACGTAATTATACGTTATAAAGTACAAAACGTGTTGCTTTTATCCATCATAAGACAAGTTATTATATCTTAATGCATGAATTTTTCCGCAAATTTCAGACAATAAATTAAAATATTGGCAAATGTTTGTAACAAAATAAGGGTAAATTTGTGACATTCTGGTAACAGAACAAAGGTAAAATGTCAAGTTATAGCCTTAAAAAAGTTGACAAAACTCAGGTTATACCCATAAAAAAAGGGATGCCTTTCGACACCCCCTAATCCAAAAACCTAAAAAACTATGAGTTGCAAATATACTAAAAGATATGTGATATCCTACAAACTTGACCAAATTCTTTATGGTGCAGGAATCCTTCTACTGCTTTAGGAACGTGGGCGTAACCTGACCTATGGTGCCAAGAGTCCGTTCCTGAGGGTGATCGTAATGATTCAACAGTTACTCCAATGTAATCTTTAGAAGTCTTGTGATGAACGTGATGAGTATAAACGTACCTGTGCTTAGATAAGCTCCATTCGTGTGGAAACTCAGTTGCCATTAACAAAGGTAAGTGTTCGTGTTTTGCTCCGTCTCCATGAGTTGTTCCGATTAGATTCTTCCCATATAGAAATCCCTTGCGATGAGCAATGCTGCAATCAAAAGTAATATTATCACAATTTCTAAACCACGTTTGTATAACATCGGCAAGAAAAAATCCGTGCGTGTAATCGTGATTACTGGGATTGAAAGTAAAATGAACATCAGCGACTGCCAACAAAGTTTCCAAAATATCAACATACAATTGCTTTGCGATTAGAAAATTAGAGTACCACATTCCATCAGTGTCCTGTGGTGTTCCTCCAGTAGTAGTTCGTTTAGGAGTATCAATATGTAAAATATCATTCCCTCCAATAAATAATATTTTGTCAATGTTAAATCCTGAGATTTTGTCTAGTATTCCTTGTACTCCGTCTTTTACTCGTTTAACTGCGATTTGATTGTTATAGTCCTCGCCTGTTTCAAATGCTTCACAAAGTTTACCGATGTGAATGTCAGCAGGATCTACTACTAATAGGTGTCCGTCTGTTGATGGATTCCTAAAGATTGTAGGATATTCAGGTTTAAAATCTTTGATGTCTTTTAAGATTAAATCCTGCAGCTCTTTGTAATTTACTTCTTCAGCTTCCTTAAAGTTTGGATTTTTAAAAAATAATGATGCGTGTTTATTCTTAATCCATCCGTGTTTTACATCTTTATCGTCTAATCCTAGCCCGTTAGATTCTAATTTAATTGCCCTGTAAGAGTTTAATATTTCTATTTCATCTTCTTGTAATCGGAATCTACTTTGTTTGCTCATACTTAAAGTTTAGTGAGAAGTCTTAACCTACTTCTAAAGGTTTCACTCAATGCTAATCTTGTAAAGAATCCAATAATAAATGCCAATATTACAAATAACCAATTAACTTTAGTCTTTGTGATGTATTTATTTTGATATTTTACCTTCTGAGCTTCGGCTTTGATATATTTTGTCTTGTACTTATATTCAATACGTGTCTGAAATCTCGTTTGAGGTACGTAGGAACGCTTGTAACGAACGATTGTATCTTTTTGGACTAATACCTTCTCCCAATAAATTGAGTCTCTTAAAACGTATGGAATTGAGTCTATTGTCGAAACTTGTATTGTGTCGCTAGTTTCGTCACATCTGTAACCTTTTTTGATTGCACGTAGAACGTGATAATTAGCTGAACACGAACCTAATAAAATTAAGGTCGAAATGTAAAGCGATAATCGTTTAGCCTGTTTAACCATCCTGTCAAGAATTTAGCGTTTTTACCTACTCCAATTGCATAAAAGAATCTTTCTCTTTCAGCAGTTAGTGCATCAAATAATTTTTTAGGCTCTATTGAGTTAGCAAGTAAGATTGTTTTTGTTCCTATGATTCCGTCTACTGTGCAAAGTAAGCCGCAATGATTGATAGCAACTTGTAAAGATTTACCAGCTTGTTTTACTCCGCTTCCCCAAGCCATACCTGTAACAAATATTGCAATGTTTTGTGAATTATAAGCATCACCTCTAACTGCATCCCAGTAACCTTTCTTAAATATAGCAAACCAATCAGCTGCGTTCATTAAATAGAATCTTGAATCGTTATCAGTTCCAAAAAAAGATACCCACGCTTTGTAAGTTATTCCTACGTTTGTGTGATATCCCGTTTTTCCCTTGTAAGGAGTTGGACACGGAAAGCTGGATGCTGAATCCGATTTATCTCTAGATAGTCCACCTTCCCATTTCTTGGTAAAGGCAACGTATTTTTCTATTAATGTCATTTAAGGTCTTCTAAGGTTTCTTTACTTCTTTTTGCAAATGACTTGAACTTATCCCATACGTTTATTCCGGTAACTGAGAAGTAGCTTTCGTTTATACTTTTAATCTCCGTGTAAACGCAGAATGTAGTAAATGCTTTTGTCATTAGTAAATCAATTGCAATGAAGTGTCCTAGAATATCAGCTACAACGTATTTTTCTAACAGGAACACAAATACGATTGCTCCACTATATAAAAGTGTCTTAGAGATGGTGTGAGATAGTCTACGAGAACGAATTGATTTCCATCCGCTTTTTCGTACGCTTCTCCAGATTCCGAAACACGTATCTAAAATAATAGACAAAATTGCAATGATTACTAAAGGTTGAATGGGTGCTAAAATTGTGCAAATTGAGAACACTAATAAGGTAAGATTTGATTTCATTTTTGCACTGTTGTTTTATTTAGTTTAGCGAGAAAAACACGAAGTTTCTCAACGTTAGTTTCTTTAGGTTTATACACTTTAGTTTTTACAGATACCATCCTATGTTGTTATTGTTTGAATCAGGAAACATATCGTTATTCTTGTTTGCTCTATACTCTGGAAATAAAGTCTGATTAAATGACATGTAGTCTATGAATCTTTCCGTGTAGTGTTGAGCTATACTTCTTTCTTTTTCAAGTAAATAGTCAACTTCGTTTTTATCTACGTTTTCTGCGTTCTCAGATGAATGTTTATAAACTCCTTTGTTTGCAATCGTGTAAGCTGCGAAAGGAAGATATTCCACCATTCCCCAGTGGATCAACATTGGTTTAACATAAGTGGTAACTAAACTCAAATAATTACCTGCAAGAGTTCCTGCGATAACATCCGCTTGTAACTTTTGGAATAGTTTAGAACCTAAGTAATTTTGTATGTGAATATCTTGTGCAATTTTGATAAACTGAATAAACTTATCCGTATCAACGTTTCCATTTAATGCAGTGTATTTTACGATGTCATCACGAGTTATAAATAGAGCTTCTGCCATTGTTAATTGTTTTTAGGTAAAAATCCTTGATTCGGCATATCAATAGGTCGTGTTGAAACAAGTTGTGGATTAGTTACCGTATAACCATATTTAGCAGCTTTTGCTTGTGCTACTTGTCTTTGATTTGGTAAGTCTAATGCTTTGCCTGACATTACTGCATATACTTGCTTATTCCATCTATGATGGCAATTACCACCGCCTTTGTAAAGCCAAATAGAATAAGTATCAGCTCCTTTAGCACCCCAACCTGCGTTTACCACCTGATTACTCATGTTTAAGATATCTTGTTTACGGTAAAGTTTGTTAGCTTTTACCATCGCAGTACAGAACTCTCTAGGATTCTTGGTTAATTCACCTTCGTATTTGTATCTCACAACGAATTTAACGCCATCAATTGTTTTATCTTGCTTATCCGTTATGTTAGGTCTTGCATCACCCGTAGAAACAAGATTTACAATCTTACTTAAAAGACTTTGTTTATCTTCTTTTGCTAGGTTTTCGTTTTCGATATCGTCATTGTCGTAATCAACAGGTTTTTCATCAATTAGAATCCAACTCGGATCTGCATCTTCTCCTAAATCAATCAAAGCATTAGTATGTGAGCTTAAAGCAGTTCCATCTGTTCCTGTTTCTTCAGCAACTTGGTCTGCAGTTTGCGTGTTTTCAAGGTCTGTGAACTCTAAAGGTTGTAATGTTCTAAAGAATAATTTTAAACTGATTCCGTTAAATGCTAGAATCTCATCAAATGCTTCGCATAACTCCTCTTGCATTGGACGAATAACCATATTGTCAAACAAGATAGCAGAGTTTTTAAGCTCATCTGCGTTAGAACTGAATCCATTTGAACTAGCAACTCCAAATAATAGTGGAGATGTAACGTTATGACCTAACATAATCTTACGTAAACACTCCTCTGATAAGTATGTGTAGTGTTCCGGAGCATCATTTAAAGGAATATCATCAACAGTTGTTTTGGATTCTGAGTTGTCGTTGAATGCTACGATAACTTTTTGACCTCTAGAACCTGTTAGCTTATTCATTACTTTAGAAGTAATCATTGCTTGTTGTTCTTCAGTAGGTACTCCGTTGTTAAAGTTAACTACTTTAGTTCCTGAGAATCCATTTTGTACTTCGTTGATTAAGTAATCTGCAATTTCTTCTTCCAATAGTGCATAAGGAACTGAACCTTGATAGTCAGGATAAGAATAATATTTCATTCCTACTGAATAAGGTTTAGAGAATAGAATCTCTACCTTATCTTTTGACATACCGAACGCAGAATAACGAACAGGAGCAAAATTCTTAACATCTGTCCAATCGTCAGAATAGTAATATCCTGCAATTTCTCCGTCTTTATTACATTTTTCAGCACGAATTAAGTTCACTGGCATATGATAAGCCTTTAGAATCTTATCGTGTTTATCATTATAGTGTACTTGGATAGCAAATTGACCTAACATCTTTCTATCTAATACCATTTTACGGATATCTTCTTTGCTAAATAAACTCATCATTTGAGCATACTCAGAAGGTTTACGGTTAGCGTCTAAAGCAGATAGTCCTTTTCCGTAAACAAGTCTACCAATATTGTTTATAATAGCATTGTTTGTAGTAGAGTTCGTGTATCTATCTATCAAAAAAGAATAGTAGTTATTGTCCTCACCATACTCAACCCAATTTTCTCTTTTAGATTCTTGGATTGTAGGCGTTGTGTAAGCACTTAGGCTTAGTATGTGTACATTATCACTCATAAACTATGAAAGTGTTTGTGGTTGCATTAGAAGTATATGTTCCGTTGTTTACGGAAAATGTTGATACTGATTGATTTGTACAGAAAACTTTATCCTTATGACAGATAGTTGATCCGTTTGATAGTAAAAGTGTATATGTATGATTGTTTTTTAAAGCAAAAGTTGCAGTAATCGTATTTACATAAGCTCCCTGTGTTGAACTTGTAATAGCAACTGTTGTAGTTACATTTGTTTGTTCATCAGTTATTGCCATCGTTGTGTAATTCTCAAAGCGAGGAATAAACGAAAAAGTCTGTGCTGATGTAGAAGGCGTTAATACTATCATACTAATTAAACGTACAAACTCTCAAATCGTTTTGAAATAGAAAAGGGGTAACCGAAGCCACCCCTTATCAAACTATGAAAAAAAGAATCTATTATACTTATACGATTGTTGTAGTAACTCCAAAGACATCTCCAGCTTGACCTGTTAAGTCAGCTTCAGAAGAAGCATCTAACAAGTTAGCTAATAATTTCTCAGTTCCTACGAATGTCAATGTGTAACCATTCATATCTCCCATTGCAGTACCTGTAGATACGTTTGCAGTAGTTAACTCCATTCCGTATTCAAGTCCTGCTAAGAAGAATTGATTGTTACGGTTTCTAACTACAATGTTAGGACGTCCGTAAGATAATAATTTAACTAATTTATGTGTAGCAGCATCTTGTTTTTTAAGAGTAACTGAAAGTGTTTGCTCTACAAATGATGTTCCGTTCTCACGAGATGAAGTAATTACTTGGTCGAAAGTATTTGTACCTTTTAATTCAAATTTGTAAAGTGTTGATACGTTAGCAATTGTATCAATAGTGTCTGTTCCTGTTACATAAGCTAGATCTGTAGGATATGTATAGTCTCCAAAATTAATGAAGTAGATTGCATCAATACCACCAATGGCATCTTTACATACTTCTAATCTTCCGTTTGCGATATCACAAGCCATTTTTTTATATTTTTTTTAGTGAAACAAAAAAGGGAAGGCATTTGACCTCCCCTTTAAATTAATGTCTGTTAATATTAATTCGCGGAGTCAACAATTCCGTAAGTAACGATATCCTCAGCAAATCCGTATTTAGCATCTGCAGTAAAACGCATAACTACACGAACGTTTTCTGATCCGTCTAAGTCAGCCATATCTAATACTTTAACTTGGTTCATATCGTTCAACAAACCTGTTGCGAAGTGAAGGTTAGAAGTGGTAGTAGCAATACCTGTGTTATCAGCTAATCCGTTAGCCATAAATACTGGTAA